AGGCATAGAAGCATATCTGAGTAAAATATGAGAATGCATTAGGTAGACCAGTTCTAGTGGTATAATCATACTTGTAGTTATTGATTGCACGTAAACAGTTCTCTACGGCATCCATAACCATCTCATCCCGATACGTATATCTTGCAAAGTTAGACCTATTAGACAACTTACTTGCAATCGTCATGAATGATGTTGCGATGTAATCAGGTACAATAGGGACAGATAATGAGTTTTCTTTTGCTTCATTACAAGCATTCACATAATCAACTACAGCTTGAGAAAACTCTTTATTGTTTAGATAGTGTTTAGGTTCTTTCTGTTCGTCTTTACTCATAATATATCTCTCTATTTTGTTATTACAGTGTACATTATACACTAAAAAGAATATAATGTCAAGTGTTTATTTTCCTTGACAAATACTCAAAAGTGTGTTATAATATTAATACCGACTTCGGGAAATGGGTAGATAGTATATTAATGTACTGTATTGTTATTAGTATCATATTCTTCAACATAATCCCCATCATCATCCTCCTCAATCTCAGGTTGTTCTTGGTCTTGGTCTTGTTTTGACAGACGGTCTAACATTCGAATGTATTGGATTTTAAAGTGTGGATTACACGCGAAAGAACATATAACATGATTCTTATTAATATCTATTATATGATCATCCTCACACATATGAAGGAACAAAGCCCACTCAGCAGTATGACCTGTTCTAATGATCTCGAAGGGTGTTTCAACAGCAAGAAGTTTCTCTGTTTCCTCTACAATATAACCTACTATAGTGATACCAGTTACTAACTCAATTTGTCTTATATCGGGTAGTGTATTCATAACTGTACCTCATATATATCATAATCAAATTGTTCTTTAGAATAGATTCTAATCCGTTCACCTGAATGTAGGAGAGTATAATTCTGTCTTTTTCTATGATGAAGATCATCAGCTATATCAAATACTTCAGTACCTTGTCCTGTTTCAGACTTCCGTAAACCTCTACCAATAGACTGTAGAACTTTAATCTGTGATTTAGAAGGTGAAGCAAATATGATATTATGTAGATTCTTAATATTAATACCAGTAGAGAAAGTACCGAGAGATGCTACAATAATAGCATCATTTTCTTTCTCTGTCAACTGTCTAATTCGTTCTCTATCATCAGTAGGAGTTGAACCAGATACGAAGAATACTTTTCTATTATCAGATGACTTCTCTGATATCATCTTAAATAATGGTTCACCGTGTTTCTTAACTAAGTTAAAGAGAACTAATGTATTACCATCTTGATCTAAAGCAAGATTCTTAATAAAGTTATTACGGTCTGTATTAGATACAATAAAGTCTATTTCCTCTTGATAAGTCGCCTTCTTCAATGACTTACAGACTGCTTCAGGATACTTCAATAACAGAATATTGATAGACATCTGAGCAAGTGTACCCGCATCCATTAATTCTTTTGTTGTTGTTACTTTATATATAGGACCGAAATGACCTTCTAATATGAGTTTATGACAATCCCCATTACCATCAGGTACAGTACCTGTTGTACCTATACGAAAGTCAGCATCTCTTAGTTTAGACATAATAGATGTCAATGATTTAGCTTTGAATGTATGAGCTTCATCACCTATAACCATCCCATATCGTTCAAACCATTTAGAGGTCATTTTATAGATAGATTGCCATGTTGTAATAACTATTCTCTTATCAGTATTACGTTCTTTACCTGAATAGATTCTATGTCCGAATTCTTCAATATCCCACGTATCATCATATTTAGAATAATCTTCGAAGTCTGTATACATTTGTTCTACCAGTGATGTAGTAGGAACGATTAATAATACATTTTTATGATAGTTGTCTAAGTACCATCTAAGCACACAGTAGATGATTAATGATTTACCTGATGCTGTAGGACTTAAAAGAAGTGATGATTTGTTATGTATAGCATGCAGAATACCTTTAACTTGATATTCTCTTGGTTCTATTTTAACACCACCTGATGTTAAAGTCAAGGTTTTTATAAACTGAACTAATTGTCGAGCATCAATGTCTATTTTAGTATTGATTGATCCGTATGTAGGGCAATGTTCAAGTTCTATATTGTACCCACGAACATCAGCAAATTCTTTCACATAATCATATACACCAGCTGGTATTTCTTTGAGTAGTGTATTATATAGTCTAAACTTCCCGTCCCATATTTTATTCTTATAGGCAGGCATGAATTTATATCCAGGAACATACCATTCGAAATGAGATGATAACTCATAATCTATAGAGGGTTCAGTTGATATCGCTAGCATAGCATGATTCTTCTTACGAATCTTTATTGTGTCCATTAGTTCCATATTCCGTTATGATCCTGACATAAATTTACGCCATTCAATGATATTCTTAATATTAGTTGATCTAAACCTAATATGACCTATGATTTCTTCTAATGTTTCTTTAATAGTTTTAGCAAGATCTATTTTAGATGATAGTTCTTGCAGTCCGGCATCTGCTTTGTAGTAATGGTCAAGATCAGACTTGAGTATCTTTAAACCATTAAGAGGATCTGGATCCCAACCGAGTTGTTGAATCCTATTGATATCCATCTTACCTGTATAATATAACCATTTATCTTTATAAGCTATATCTAGTTGTGACTCGAAGTACTTTAATTCTAATTTAGTTTTAGTAAGCATTTCGAGATATTTGGCGTGTAGTGTAGCTGATTGTATTGATGCATCATCTAGTGCTATCTGATCAATCTCCACATCAACTTTCCATTCTTTAAGTATATCTTCAATATTATAAATAGCATTTCTCCGTTGTTTAGATTACATTATACACTAATTTACGTATAATGTCAAGGATTATTCAAGGATCATATCAGTGAATTCGAATGCTATAGTAGATGTGATATACTCAACAGATTCATTTATTGAGTTGAATTCTAAGCTTCCTATAGAGACAGGAAAGGCGTTAGTAAATCGCATCTTTTTAACTGAGTTATTTTTAGAGTTCATAATGATCAATGTAATATCACTTGACTTCTCTAGTGCTGTTTTATCATCTGAAAACACTAAGTCTTGAATCCAATCATAAATCTCTTTATAGTTCTCTAGATTCTCATCAACAATAGTATTAATGGATAAGGTAGAGTATTGCAATTTATGTGAATATACTCTAATATCCCTTGTTGGAGTTGAGTATGTAGGATTATCACCTTCAATACTAATTTCTGGAATTGTAACACCTGTACAGAAATACTCTATGTTAGGTATTTTACCCACTACTAGTTTATAGTTAAGAGGTGAAAGAAAATTGATATTAGTAGTTGAAGCCATGATGTGTATTCTCTCTATCTGTATTATATACCACTATTTATAAGGCAAAAAAAAGGACTCCGAAGAGTCCTTTTCCCAATTGTGGTCCTAAGGTAGACTAATTGTTATACTAATTATACTAAACCAGTAACATTAAACGTTCTGTAATAAACGTTGCTGTCATCAGCGATTGAAGTATAAGGGTTAGACACTAAACCGTAACGAGTTTTGAATCCAATACGAGGTTGGAAGTCATTTTCGCCAATAGTCTTAACCATTGTCAAAGGAACGTATGGGCAGTAGAAGAAACCTGCATCATAAGCATTAGAACCTTTATAACCAACAGTAACATAGTCAGATGCAGCGAATGGATCGATGAATACTTTCATAGAACCATTGATAGTACCAGCAAACAAGTTACCAGAAGTATCTACGTTCAAGCCATTTTGCAAAGCAGGAGCATATTCTAAAGAACCAGTTGCAGAAAGAGCAGAAGCCACGTTAGCAGAACAGATGATAAAGTTACCTTTACCTCTACGAGTAGAGATTGAGATAGCATTAGCTTCGAATTGAATTTTCATCAATAAGTTTTTGTAATGTTCAACTTCCCAACGACCGTCACCAGCGCCTGAAACACCAACTACGAAACCAGCAGTTCGATCAGCAGCTGCATAAGATTCAACAGCAGAACCATTAACTTTACCAAGGATTTCACGGTTGATTTCAGCCATGATTTCAGTAGAAAGAATGTTTGCTAATTCTGACTCAGCATCTAAACCGTGAACGGCTTTAAGATCCTGTGCTAATTCCATTGTGTATTCTGCTTTTAAAGCACGTGTTTGTGCAGTAACAGTAGTTTTGTCAATAGTGAAACCCATTTCACGGAAAGCACCACCACCAGTAGCACCTAATGCTTCAGCTTTAGCAGTAGAATACTTACCAGAGAAAGAAGTGTTAGGAGCATCATGTAATGCTTCAGGTGAACCTGTTACAGCGCTTAAAACGTCAGCACCAGAATCAGCTGCTGTTACAGCAACTGCGTTTACATAGTTAGACTTCATAGCGAAGATCAAACCAGTTGGACCAGTCATTGGTTGAACACCAGCAATATCATACGCGATGATATTAGGCATTGCTCTACGAACCAAAGAGATCAGAATAGGATCCCAGTTGCTAGCTCCACCAGTAGTAATTGCTCCACCAGTAGTTGAGTTAGCAGCTTCTGATAAGAATGAAGATTGACCACGTTCTTCAGCAAGTGCTTTTTCAGTGTTTTCTAAGACAACGGCAGTAATTGCACGTTTTTGTTTGTCTTGAATTGTTTCAGTGCCTTCAGCATCAAGTACTGGGCCCCATTTTTCCATTAAGTTTT